CATGGGCATGGCAATCACCGAGGAGTGAATTGAATGGCAACACCGGGCAGACCATTACCGGACCACGAGCGGCAGCGGATCATTAAGCTCCGGGAGCACGGGCTCTCAATCCGCAAGCTCGCGGCGGAACAGATGGTCTCTACGCGAACCGTCCAGAAGGTGTTACGCTCTACGAAGTAACCGAAAGCACACGGTGTAAGCCCGTGTTCGAGTGGCGGGATTTGGCAAACGCTGCCCCTTCAGTGGGGCTGGTTCCGGGAGTTTACTCGGGGCTGCCAGCAGCAGGTGCGGACTCAGTCCGTTAGTGGTTCGACTCCACCTCAGAAAGAAGCTGCCGATTTCGGTTATTTTTCTATTCCAAAGTACCACGCTCAAGAGTGATGCTCTGACCTGACAATTCAAATCGCTGTCTCCGCATCCGGAAGCCCGAGCTTTCTGAAGCCGAGCCAGAACGATAACCGAAACCAGCGCCCAAGCGCCGGAAGGTTATCGGCAATGTTTCCTTACACGAAACCTTGCCGGTGATCTTCCGGCGTTTCTGTTTTTCCGCCCGTCACCGGCACAACCGGAGACGGACGATGGAAAAGAAGCTCGCGGACATCCTCGCTCGATTGAAGAAAATCGACGCCGAGCAGGCGCAGATCGAAAAAGAAGCCAAGCTCACCAACGAGGGCGAATTCACCGACGAACAGCGCCAGCAGTACAAGGCGCTTGGTGAAATGTTCGACCAGCTTCAGGCCGACAAGGTCAAGCTGGAAGCGGACATGGAAGCGATTGCCAAGCGCGGCGACCGCGAAGAAGCCCTCAAGCCGAAGCTCTCCGACCGCCGGACGGCTCCCAATTCCGGCACGATGTCGGTTCCCGCGAACCGCATGGTCGGCATGCCGATCGAGCACCAGAACGCAGAGACCGGGGAAACCCAGATCCGCTTCAAGATTCCCCGGAATGTTCTGCGGTGCGCCACTCCGACGAACTTCCACGGCACGCGAGACGGGCTGGACGCCGAGCACCGGGCCTACCGCTTCGGTCAGTGGGTTCTGGCTCGCGTCTCACAGGACTTGCCGGGGCGCTACAACTTTGAAGCCTCGAAGCAGTTCGTCGAAAACTACATGAATCCGTCGAACACCGCTCACGGTGGAAACGACGGCACGACGGGCGGCCACTATCTGGTCCCGGAAGAGTTCAACCGCGACCTGATCAGCCTCCGTGAAACCTACGGCGTCGTCCGCCGACTGTTCGGGATGGCTCCGATGACCTCGGACATCCTGCACACTCCGCGTCGGGCGTCGGGACTCACGGCGTACTTCGTCAACGAAAGCGCTGTCGGCACCGAGTCGAACATGACTTGGAACGACGTGCAGTTGTCGGCGAAAGACCTGATGGTCATCGCTCGTATGACCAACCAGCTCAACGCCGACGCTGTCATCTCGATCGGTGACACGCTGGCCGGTGAAATCGCCTACGCCTTCTCCCTGAAAGAAGACCAGTGCGGCTTCAACGGCGATGGTACCAGCACCTATGGCGGGATGGTGGGGATTCGTACCCTGCTCACCTCGATCGACGGTGCGGGAACCGACTCGGCTGGTCTCAAGATCCAGGGGACCAGCAACACATGGTCGGCGCAGGTCATGGCGGACTTCCACGCCGTAGTCGGCAAGCTGCCGCTCTACGCGGACACGCCGAACACGACATGGGTCTGTCACAAGACCTACTACAGCGAGGTCATGCAGAAACTGGAACTGGCCGCAGGCGGTGCGACCGCAACGGAGATTGCCACTGGCGATCGTCGTCCGCGTCCGCTGTTCCTGGGCTACCCGGTGACGTTCTCGCAGGTGTTCCCGTCAGTGACAGCGACTTCCGGCGTGACGGCTGTCCTCGGCGATTTCACCCTCGGCGCTCTGTTTGGCGATCGCCAGCAGACCAACATCGCATTCTCCGAGCATGCCAGCATCGGCGGAGAAAGCGTGTTTGAGCGAGCCCAGATTGCGGTTCGTGGCACCGAGCGGTTCGACCTCAACGTCCACGGCTATGGTGACGCCACAACCCCCGGACCGATCGTCGGTCTCGCGACTTCGTAATCATGATCTCCACCATCCGCTTCAAGCGAGACAACCGCTACCGAAAGCCGATCGGATCGCTCGATTCCCAAATGGGGTTCGGCATCCATTCGGCTCTCGTGCAGCGGGGAATCGCGGAATTCGTCGACACGACCGCAGTTATCTCCCCTGCTGCCGTGGAAGTCTCGGAACCTGATCAAGAACCCATCCGCAAATCGCGGCGTCACAAGGAGTCCTGAATATGCGTCATGCTCTCGCCAACAAGATGTCGGTCATGCTGGCTCCGGCAAGCCAGACCAACAGCGCCACGCGAACCGCCAACCTCGATACGCTCGGCGCGGACTACGCGACGATCGTCATCAACATGGCGTCCGCGATCAACACGAACGCTGTCGGACCGACGCTGCAGCTCAGCGAATCGGACGACACGGTCGTCACGAACTTCGCGACGTTCAACAGCAACTTCAACACGACCAGCACGAGCATCGTGAATGCCCGGCAGATCGTCTACCACGTCGACACCAAGTCCCGTAAGCGATACCTGCGGCTGAGTCTCACGACTGCCACCGCGACGAATGACAATGTGACGGCTGGCGTGACGGCGATGCTGAGTCGCGTGGCCCTGCCGGCCGTGGCGGCTTCGAGCAATCTCGGGTCGACCAACGACTCGGTTGTGGTCGGCTGATGGTCCCGTATCTGTCGAACATCGAGGTGTTTCGCCCCGGAGCCGAGTTCCTCACCGGCCGAGGGGCGAATTCTACATCGCAGTTCGGCGAAGACGGGCTGATTGAAGCGGCGCTGGAACGGTTTGGTGCAACGAACAGGTGGTGCTTTGAAGTCGGAGCAAATGATGGGCTCTTCTTCTCAAACACACACCGGCTGCGTTGTGCGGGATGGGATGCGGTACTCATCGAATCCGATCCTGAGCTGTTCCGGCGTTTGCAGGAGCAAGCCGGCTCAACAGTGCGAATCGTCCACCGAAAAATCGGGAGGGACTGTCTGGACGAGATTCTTTTTCGCAGCGGGGCTCCGGCGGATCTGGACCTGGGCGTCATCGACATCGACGGACAGGACTACCACGTCTGGGACGGGATGCAGAAGTTCCGACCGCGGCTGATGCTCGTGGAGTTCGATTACGGGACTGATGGACCGGAGGGGATGGGCGACGTGGTGCCGGAGATCGGCGGAGAAGGACAGGCGAGCTTCGACGCGATTACGAGACTGGGCAAGAGCAAGGGATACACGGCGCTGGCGAAAACGATGGTCAACCTGCTGTTCGTTCAAACGGAGCTTTTGTGAGCGAGATAAAGCTGAATATCGGTGCCGGTCCCACTGTCATTGAAGGCTTCACTCCCATCGATCGGAAATTCGGGACTGAAGCCTTTCCGCTCAATTACCCGGACGATTCCGTCAGTGAGATCCGCTGTTCGCACCTGCTGGAACATCTCTCGTTTGCGGAAGTCCCGCAGGCGCTGGAAGAGTGGCGGCGCGTCCTGAAGCCCGGCGGACGGCTGCGGATTGCCGTTCCCGATGCCCGCAAGATCATCGAGAGCATCGACGACAGCGAGAAGTGGGCTTACTACCTGATGGGTGGTCAGACGGACGGCAACGACTTCCACAAATCGGTATATGACGAACGCCGGCTGGCAGCTTATCTGCATCAGGCGGGGCTCGTGGGGATCAACCGCTGGGAGTCGCCGAACACCGACACCGCCGCGCATCCGATGAGCCTCAATCTGGAGGCGTTCAAGCCGGAAGCGCACATGCCGGAAAGCATGACGATCAAGATCAAGGGCGTGATGTCGGTTCCGCGAATCGGGTGGAATGACGCTGGCAGCGCGATTGATGCCGCGCTCAGGCCGTTTGGCATCCACTGCGAACGCTTTAACGGCGTGTTCTGGGGGCAGTGCATGCAGCGAGCGTTCCAGCATGCCATCGACGAGGGCGTCGACTGGATTCTGACGCTCGATTACGACTCGATGCCGACCGCCGAGCACCTCGACCACATGCTCGGCGTGATGGGAGCGAGACCGGATATTGACGCACTGGCTCCCTTGCAGATGCGCCGCGGGCACGACTTCCCGCTGATGACTCAGGCGGGCAAGACGGAGATCGAAATCACCGGCGAACCGATCAAGGTTCACACGGCGCATTTCGGCATGACGCTTTTGCGGGCTGACGCCTTGAAGGACATCCCCAAGCCGTGGTTCGTCTCCAAACCCGACGCGAACGGTGATTGGGGAGACGACCGGCAGGACGACGACATCTGGTTCTGGCACCAGTGGCGGCTTGCGGGGAAGACGGTCTACGTCGACCCCGAAGCACGCATCGGGCACCTGGAACTGATGGTGTCGGAATTCGACGACGACATGCAGCCGCAGCACACACCGATCGGCGATTGGTGGGACCGCAATCGCAAGAAGAGGAGCTGACGTGTCACTGACCCAGACCATCGAGCCCGTCGAGTTGCCAGTCGATCTGGACGATGTGAAGGCGCATCTGAAGATCACCGACAACGACGAGGACTCGTTGATTCTGGGGTATCTGAAAGCGGCGACGGACTTCGCACAGGAATACACGTGGTCACAGTTCTGCACATCGACGTTCGTGGAGCGGTTCGACCGTTTCCCCTGCATGCTGGTTCCGATGAAGAACCCGCTGCAGGCGGTCACGTCGCTTCAGTACGTCGACTCCGGAGGGACCACACAGACGCTCGTGGATACCACGGACTACGTCGTCGACCCCTACTCGAAGCCCGCGAGGATCTACCCCGCCTACTCGAAGTCGTGGCCGACGACCAGAGGATACGCGAACGATGTCGTCCTGACTTACACGGCGGGCTATGCGTCGGTGGAGGCGATTCCGGACGAGATCAAGCAGGCGGTGATGATGTTGACGCAGCAGATGTTCGATGGTGTCTGCGGCGGAAACGGAGAGGCGATGGATAAGGCGATTCGGTGCCTTTTGGATCTGCGGAGTTTTCGGGTTTTCTACTGATGGCAACTGACTGCATTTGCGCCCGAGAACTGAACAAGCGGATTGAACTCCAGAAGGTTGCCGAGTCGGCAGACAGCGGTGGGTTCGGGGACGCCACGCCGACGTGGAGCCATTTCCGGAATGCGTCCGCCAAGATCGAAACCACGGGAGCCCGGGAGTTTTACAGAGCCTCGCAGACGTTTTCGCAAATGACGCACCTGCTGACGATTCGTTACCTGAAAGGACTGACGACGAAGCACCGGGTGAAGTACGGGACGCGGATTTTCGGGATCACAGGAATCATCAATGTGAATGAGGATAACCGCTGGCTCCGGCTGGCATGCCTCGAAGCAGCGGATGGAGTGCAGAGCTGATGCAGGGCGCGATGCTGGACCCGAGCTTTGAGCGGCAGATTGAAGCCCTGAGAACGGGACTTTCCCAGTTTGGGGCTTCCACTCAGCGCCGGACTCTACGCCAAGCGACCAGCAAAGGGCTGCGTGTGTTGCAAAAGTCCGTCAAGGCGGAAATCCCGAGTGAGTGGAAGCAGGTCAAGCCGCTGATCGGCGTTCGGATGCTGAAGGCTGTCGCGGGGCAAGATCCTGCGGGCAAGGTCGGTGCGGGGGTTGGCAAGCAGACGAAGGCCCGCAAAGCCAGGGCGGCGGATCGGGCTGCACAGGGAAGGAGCGGGGCAAAGAAGGGAGTCGGCATCAGTGCGAGCAATGTCCACTGGCCGATTCTTGGAACAGGACAGCGCCAGACAAAATCCGGCAAGTCGACCGGGAGAATGCCGCCGCAGATTCCAGACATCGTAAAGAACGGCGTCCGTGCCGGCTATCCACAGGCGGTGACGGTGATGATCGGGGCAGTTCAGGAGGGAATCGATAAAGAAGCCAGCAAGCTCCGTGCCTCGGTGCGTCAGGCAGGTGGCAAATGATCGAAGACAACATCCGCACCTACCTCCTGAGTCAATCGCCGATCAGCACCCTCGTGGGGACCGACGCGGCAGGGAGCATGGCGCGGATTTACTCGATGGACCGCCAGCAGAACATTACCGCCGATTCGATTGTCTATGAGCGGACGGGAACGCAGCACGCACACATGCTTTCGGGGGCTGCGGGATTTGCGACAGCGTTTCTGAGTTTCGACTGCATCGCGACCACGTATGCACGGGCGAAGGCTCTCGCGGAAGCGCTCAGAGGAGAATTGCAGGGCTACAGCGGAACGATGGGTGACGCCACGATCTACAGCGTGATTCTGCAGGACGAGTCGGACGACTTCGACCCGCCGGCAGACGGCACGCAGAAGGGGCAGTACCACGTCACGCAGGAGTATTCGTTTCTGTTCACGGAATCTGTTCCGTCATTTGCATAGTTTCCAATTTGCTCAATCTGCCGCGAGGCGTGAGGAGCGTTAGTTATGGCAGCATACACACCCGGCAGGGGCAGCCAGCTCAAGGTCTCCATCAGTGCGTCACAGACCGCCGTGGCGCAGCAGGTGACGTTCAGCGGTCCCCGCAAGACGAAGACGGCGATTGACACCACGGATCTGTCGCTGTCTCACAAGACGTTCCTTGCGGGGATCTGCGATTCCGGGGAAGTCTCGTTCTCCGGATGGTACGACCCGGCGAATGCCACCCACCAGTACCTGGAGACGAGCTGGACGGGCGGGATCATGGAGAGCTGGAACATCGTCCTGAACGATGCCGGTGCGGCTGTGATCGCCTTCTCCGGGTTCCTGACCGCTCTGGAATACGGCGAGGCAAACGTGGACGGCGTCGTGCCGATCAACGGGACGATCAAGATTTCCGGTGCCGTCACCGTCACTCCGTAAGGTGCCCCATGAAAGTCAGATTGACCAAACAGATTGACACGGCTGACGGACCGCTGAAGCCCGGCGAACTGATCGAGCGTCCGGATGCCTTCTGGCTTCTGCGTCTCGAAGTGGCTGAGCCCGTCGAC